ATTCCCCTGTTTTAAGATTATTTATATAGTTTAATATTTCTTTCTTTATTTGTTGCGTCCAACGATTATCTTTTTCATCGGAGTTCTTCACTTCTAAAACTTCCACTTTGATTAATAACGTGCTATATTTGATAATGTTATAGATTATTTTTCTCTCAAACACATCTCTTTTCAGTTTCTTTTCAAAAGTCTGTGCGTTAGAATCCGCAAGTGTCAATATCCCATCAGCTTTCAAATCCAATATGGTTTCAAAAATCTTGTCATCTGGAGTTCCTTCAAGAAATATTTTGATAGTTCCAGCTTCTGTTGCTGGCTCTGTTTCGGGATCCAATATCAATACATTCTTTACATTTTCTAGTGCCATAAGTCCGTTATACAACGCCGAATGTGTCGCAGTTTGTTCAATAGCCTGCTTTCTTTTTAATCTTGCTCTGTAAAGGCTATCACTTTCATCATCTGCTCCACCAGTTATATCGACATCATTTGTAATCTTAGCAACCCCACCGTATTCGGTTGTAAACGAAACATCACTTGCGATATTGCTCTCGTCTCCAATTTCAACCGCCTGAATAAATCCTACTCCGTAATATTCGTTATTATCCAGCTTATCCAAGGTAACGTTAGATAACAACCTGTATTCCTTTTCAGCATATTTTATAATAGTTTGTGCTGGTATAACTCTATTTCTTTCTCCTGTTATTTTTACCTGCCCAGTTGCATAAGCTCCTGGGTTTCGTGGAGTTCTTAACAAAGTTCCGAAATAGTCCAAATAAATCCCAGTTGCTGTATTTAGGTTCATCTGATTATTAAAGTCCAAAAGCTCTTCCCATAATTTTGATAATTCAAAGCCTATTGCTTCAGAATGAATCCCTTCGGGCGTATTAAAGTCAAGCGTGTACTCATTATCCTGTAATCTTACTTTGTATCGTTTCTCTATATCTTTCATAATATCCGAAAAACTTTTTAATACAAATCCTGTATCCGTTACTCCAAAATCCATTGTTCCCCCTTTCCTAAATTGTCAAAGTTTTTCCGTTTTTTAACAATATCTCTACATCGAAATTATAATTTCCAGTTCCATTTTTAAAATCACTTTCAAATTTTGTTATTTCTGCAACATCTTCATCTGCCAAGATAGTTTCCTTCACTTGAGTTTCAATATTAAACTTTTCCAGTAAATTTCCTATCTGTCCGTTATTTTCATTTCTTTTAATCCAGTAAATGCCTTCATTTTTGTGTAAAAACCATTCATTAAAGAATAATCTCAACTTATTCTCAAGCCTTAGCCTTATTTTCTCTATTTCAGAACTTAATACTATGTTTTTGCCCATTACAACATCAATTTCTTTGTTGTCATCTTTTTCAGTTTGCCAACTTTCAACACTTTTCATATCAACTGCCTTTCTAAAAAATTGTAACAAAAAAAATCACAATCAAATTAATGACTGTGATTTTATGTTTCTATTTAATTTTCAATTTGGTCTAGTAAATTTTCAACTTCAAATGTCATTCCAGAAAGCTCGTCAATCTGATTTGTTATCATTGCCAAGTCCTGAGAAAGTTTGCATATTTTTCTATAAGTATCACTTCTTACTTCATTAGCCTTATTTGCAATCTCTTTTATCTTAGCCCAATGAACTGCTTTATCAAGCGGTATTGAAACTTTGTCACTTTTCGGCATTGGTAACAATCTTTGCTGATTTAACAATCTTTCCATTCTGTTGAATTCGTTTATGTAAGCCAGTTTGAATTTGTTGTGTCCTTGTATATTGAACATATAAAGGATAAATCCGTCTTTGGTTAAAAGATATTCACGATAGTTTCTATTTCTGCTATCCTTGTAATTACTTGTGAAAATCAATCTACCCAAATCTGGGTTGATTAAAATTTTATCAATGTCTCTTAAAACTTTTTCGTGCCTTTTATCCAATGCTCTTGCAATAACTCTACTACTTACAACTAATCCGTAATTTTCGTGTCTTTCTACTTTTACTAAATCCATAATGTTTTCCATTAAATTTCCTCCTAAAATATTGTTTTTTAGAAGTCAATATGGTATAATTCTATTGATGAGGTAGAAATACCATAAGACTTCTTTGCAAAGAGGTCTTATTTTTTATTTCTCCTCACTTTCCAAATCTTTTTTTATCAAATTTAAAATATATTCTTTTATCCCTATTCCCATATTTGTAGCTTTTAATTTAATATTTTTGTGTAATTCCGAATCTACTTTAAATGATATATTTTTCTTATTTTCCATCTTTAACCTCCTGACTTTTATATTTTACACGTTTACACGTAAAAAGTCAAGAACTTTTTTAAAAATTTTTATTTAAAATTTTGTTTCACTTCTTCAGCGATTGTAGGCATTACAAATCCAACTTCAATCATATCATTATCAACATCCAATTGTAGTATTTTCATATTTCCACTTGTTTCACCATCACTCATAGGATAAAAAAATTGTAGTGCCATACTTTCATATTTTAAGTTTCTCATTTTATACTGTTTGTTAATTTCATTTATATATTTTCTGGCATCTCTAAACATTTCTTTAACCATCATATTTTTGGTAAAACCACCCTTTGCTTGAATTTCTAATACAACACCTACATCAGTAGCTACTATCTTTCTAGTTTTTGGAAACTTTCTTTTTATATTATCTTCAATTTCTTTGTAAGGGTCTGTTTCGACTTCAGTTGCTTTCGCTTCAGCCTTTGGCTCTTCTTTCTTAACCTCTTCCTTTTTGCCTTCGACTTTCTTAACTTCTTTTTTCTCTGCTGTTTCAGTTTTATTCTCTGAATTTGGAGAACTAACCATCGCTAAAAACAAAAATACAACTGCTAATACGGAATCCAGTTTATCCCTTTTGGTTCTTTCACTTTTAATTTTCTTTTTTGCCTCTTTCTTGCTCATAGTTTTTCTGTATTCTTTAATTTTAGGAATTTCTTTCAAGCTGAATCTAATTACCCTAACATAGAAATATATACAGGCTATCCAAAATATTAAAAACATTTAATATCATTCCTCCTTAAAAATAATTTACTATATTATACCTTATTTCTAAGAAGAATTAAAGAATAATTTTAATTATACCATTATCCCAAACTTAAAAAACAAATATTTTAGTTTCACAGTCATTATTCAATTGCCATTGTCCTTATTTATATCCTAATCCAACGGCATTCCGCCGTTAGTATGAGTTAAGAATGACTTGCCACCAATTGTAGCGTCTCCGCTCACTTCTAAATCCCCCTCAATCTTTACTGCTCCGCTTATATTTATGGAACTGCCTTTTATGCTAACTCCACTATCATTTATTGTTACAAGTGTTCCGCCGTAAGCAATATAGAAGTCATTAGATATATTTTTTTCTGCGTCGCTTGTTATCTGCCCGACTACAATAGCGTTATTTATGTCAAATTTAGCACTGGAGTTCGGCTCACAAGGTTCAGAAGCGTTTCGTGCATTGAATGTATCGTGCTGACAAAATGCTACCAAAACCTTGTCGTTTACAGATAACGGAGCATTTATTTTACATTTGCTGCCCCAAAATATTGGAGCAACCGGCACATTCTCAATTACTTCAACTTCATCACGAGTGCCAAAAAGTTCAGGAATATCAAGCATTTGTATACTGCAAATCATATTTGAATTGTCTACTTCCACAATTTTGGCTATTGCAAAGGTATTTAAATTATCAAAACTTCCATTTATCATATTTTCAATATGATCCCCTACTGTCTTTTTTCTCATTTGTTGCCTCCTGCTCCGTATTTATTTACAATTCTATCCCAATCTGATTCTTTTTTCTTTCCACCACTTTTTGTAGTGGTTTTTTTACTGCCTTTCTTCGTTTCTTTTTTGCTGTCTTTTCGGCTTTTTTTCTCTTTATTTTTTTTCTTTTTAGAAGATTTTTCATTTTTACCTTTCTTACCTGTAACAATCTCGATTTCATTAGCCTTTTTAGTTTCCTCATCATCAAATTTAGTTCTTATTTCCAGTTCTGTATAGGCATCTGTTTTAAAGTTCATCACATGCTTGCCTTTTGTAATAAGATACTCCCCTTTAATTTCAAGCTGTTCAAAAGCTTTCTTCAAATCAAGGTTAATTTTAAAGCCTTCCTGAAATCTATGGTCAAATATTGCTTTTAAGGTATAAGTTCCGTCATTTTCCTTGACATCTTGAAATCTGTTTGGATCAAATTCTAAAACACCTCTGTTTATCTTGTCTCTTGGCTGAAACGTTACAACTCCATTTGTTATAAAAAATACACTTTTTGTATCTTTTGCCAGTTCCTTGAAAATATGTTTTACGTTATTGTGTAAGGTTTTTCCGTCCTTATAGTCAATATCTTTCCCAAGCTCTATTTTTCCAGCCTTTAATTTATCCAGCTTTGATAAAATAAGTTTTATAATTGTGCTTGCCTTAGTTCCTTTTCCAGCTTTCAAATTAATTTTTGTATCCTTATATTCATTGTTGTAAGTATTGCAAGTTATCTCAAATTTCTTGTCAGCATTGTTCCAGCTCCCTTTCAGACTTTCAATAATACCTTTATAAATAACTCCAATATCCTTGTTTTTTCCATCGTTCCAGTATCCTGCTTCAATAACTACTTCCACGCCTTTTTTCAGTTTCTTAATTATTTCATCTGTTAGGTTGTAGATAACTATTTTGGCAATATTCGTACTCTCGGTAATATCGAACTCTGTTTCTATCTCGAAATCAGGCGATGAATCAACACCATTTTCAACTTGAAACCTTTCAAACTCAATTTCTTCTGTTTCACTTCCATTTTTTACTTTAAATGTTACTTTTGCATATCTGTCCCACAGAATATAATAATTATTGCTATTTTGTGTATTTTCAGCCATTAAACCACCACCATAATATCCTGCAGCACTCCAGCCGTTTCCGTTGTAAACTCAACATCAAAGCCATTTAAATTAATCGGCAAGGCTATCATTTTGACATTCGGAAATTCCTTGTATCTTCTCCTGCATATCAGAAACAAATCTTCATAAGCATTAATTCTCTGTCCAATATGCAAATCCTCGTTATCGCTCTTTATATCCAAATACCAAAGCCCCCTGATGTTATAAATATCCAACGTTGCTACAAGCGTCTTTTCTCCATCATCAAGCAATATTTTATAACTGCTCTTGCCGTTTTCTTTGTACGTAATATCAAAACTGTATAATTTTTTCATTCTATAACATCTCCTGCTCTAGGATCAATTTCAAATTCATTTTGCATTGATTCATTTAAATTAACTTCTGTAACTTCCTTGTTCTGCGTACTTGCTTCAGGAACGTATGCTTCCGTTGTTGTTTTTCCGTCAGCCGAAGTAAATTTAAGCAAATTTATTTCTTTCAGATTTATTGAAACCTTAATACTTGTGTAGCTTTCGTAATTTTCGGCATAGCTGACACTTGTAATTGCAAGAGGAGCATAAACTTTATTTAATTTAGTGTACATAAACATTGTGTAATTTCTTTTCCTTGATTCTTTAACAAGTTTTTCAAGCTCATCTTTCCATTCTTTACCATGCAAAATTACTTCGATTTTTAATGTATAAGGATTTACGAACATATTTTCATTGAAATTGTCTTTCAAATACGATTTGTACCCTGTTATCTCGTTGTCTTGGCTGTAATCAGTTGACAACACTAAAAGGGGTATAGTGCCTAAAAATCCATTAGGCTTAATACCAAAATATTTTAAATACAGTTTCTCAAGTTTATCTTTCTGAACTTCAAATTCAGCAAACTTTGTCTTTAAAAAATCTAATACTTGCATTCTATCCC